CACCTTTAATGGTTTTAATAATGACCAGTTCTTTTTCTTTGACTCTTCTGTCATTAACAATTCATCAGCTGCTTTGTATCCTTTTTTACCAATCATAATGTGATGTGTTTCTTCTAATGGTATTCTAATCGTAATCTTGTTTTTAGGATTATACCAGTAAGAAGTTGTTATCTTCATTATATGTAACTTTACATGTTGTGGTGTTACCATCAACCAGTCTGAGTTCTTAAATGATCTTATTTTTCTTTTCTGTTTCATGTTTCTTTCTCCGTTATGTTATGTGGGTGGCTTGTGAATAAGTATGTATTGGAGTGCCACCCACGAAGTATGTATTCCCAAAGTTACATTGCACACAAGAGCTTCGGTTAATAAGATTCCCATCACTGACATTGTCAGCCGTACATTTTGTCCCACTTAATAAATACATAATAAAAGATTATCCCAGTTTATCGGATAAGTCAACAACTTTATACTGCTTCACCAAAGTTTTTTCCTATAGCTACATCTACTACACTAGGTACATTTAATTCCATACAGTTTTCCATCGTTTTCTTTATCTTTTCTATCTGGCTCTTATCTGAAATATTAAAACATAATTCATCGTGAATCTGCAACATCGGTTGTATATCTAATTCTTCTTTACATGCAACAATTGCTGCTTTCGTTTGATCAGCTGCACTACCTTGTATTAATCTATTTAAAGCTTTATAGGTATAACATCTTTTAATATTATTTCTGCCATATTTAGCTACTGCGTTATCAAATTTTTCTGGTGTGTATACCCCAAAGTCTTTTGGTTCCCAAAGATTAAAACGACATTTACGACCTTTTTTAGTTCTTATAACACCAGTCTCATTTGCTTTACGCATACATCTATCTGAGAGCTGCTTAACAAAAGGTACTTTTGTATTGTATTTAGTTATTAAAGCAATAGCTTCTTCATATTCAAGGCCTAGCATATTCGATAGTTTGTGTTTACCCATACCATACATCAACCCAAGTCCGATAGTTTTTGCTTGTTTACGACCAATACCACAAATATCTGCTACTGTTTGATGAAAGTCTGCATCTGCATTTGCATAAGATTCTACAAGCTCCTGACTACCTTCATAGCCTTCACCGATACTACTAGCATAATGTACCACCAGTCTTGGTTCCTGTTGACTGTAATCAAACGACCCCCACTTACATTTTTCTTCTGGTAAAAACAATCCTCTAATTAATGGACCAAAGTCTTTGTTTCGAGCTGGTAGTTGTTGAAGATTAGGATTAGACATAGACAATCTGCCAGACACAGTGCCACCATTATCAGAACGTAACTGATTAATCTCACCATAAATACGACCATGATGTTCATACTTCATAATGCTAGATAAAAATGTATTGTGAAATTTGTTTATCTCTCTTGTTTTTACAATTAATTTACTAAACTCATGTTGATTGTTTGATAACCAGTTTTGTGTAAAGCTAGGCTCTTTTGACTTTTCTGTTCTAGGATAGTCAATACCTAATTTATCAAACGCCCAGGCTATTTGTCGAGCTGCCCAAATATCAATATCTTTACCAATCATTTTATTTATATTTAATAACAATTCTTTTTCTTTCTTTGCAAAGTTTGCTCGTAAAAATGCTGCTCGTTCTACATCAACACGTACACCCTTCATTCTCATATCTATAAGTGTAGGAAGTAAGTTTCTTTCTAATTCCCATACTGTTTCTAAACTCTCTTTACTTATTATATGTTTAAACTGTTGCCACAAAAGATACGTGAGTCGTGCATCTTGTTCCGCATAATGTCCAACATGTTCGGCTGGCAACTTCCACATCTCAGCTTTCGGATCAACCCCGTGTGCTTTTGCAGCTTCATTCAAATCTATCTCTGATTTTATTTCACCAAGATAATCTTTAGCTAATGCGTTTAATCTATAAGTATATCTATTCTCATCTATTAAAGCTCCTGCTACCATAGTATCTACTATCTCACCCTTGACTTCTATACCATAAGCTCTCAACCAACCTACATCATAAGGTGCATTATGAAATATCTTACGACAGGGTAATGCACATACAGTTTTCATATAATCTAATACTTGTTCTTTAATTAAGTTACCACCACCAAAATGATCCATAGGATAATAACCTTGCCAACCCTCGGTAGCTACAGCAAAACCAACTATCTTACCCTTACCCATAGCCCAACCAGCACCAAGTCCTTCATTAATACCATCATCTCTAGTTTCTAAATCTATTGCGATCTCTTTTGCATAGGTCAAATCCTTATATTCTACTGGTGCAGACCAAATATTCTTCTTATAGTTAAAAACCAGCTGTAAGTTAGCCATGAAACCTCCTGTGAGTCTGTGTTTGAAATAAAAAGTCGTTTAAATGGCCTGTGAGTGCCTGTAAAAATGTTTGGCTTATGATTATACCTTGTTTTTTACTCATAATCTCGGTCAATTATCATTTCACAATAATGTATTGCTTTTAGTATATCTTTTTTCTTATCCTTCTTTGTATGCCTACATATATATTTAATAACATTGCCTTCAGCAAACCCTAAATCGTTTTGATTTATAAATTGTGAAGGTTGTATTTTAAAATCTTTATAATGATCTCCACCTTTATCCCACAAATCATCTTCATTATCATCGGGAGTATTGTCATATACTTTTTTCAATACTAATTGAAACTCTTCTACAGTTTCTTTTGGTATATCTTTGTTCTTCTCAAAAAATTCTAATATTGTTTTACTAAGTTTTTCTTTCATTTTTCTCCTTTAAAGTTTTTCTTTTAACATAATCATCAGCTTCATCAGCAGTACGCAGAGTAAAGCCATTTTTCAAAATATCGAAAAGTTTATGTTCTACTTCAATTTTTGAAGGTCTGGTTTTAAACTCCATTTTTAAATTTATCTCATACTTGTGCATTATAATATTCCTGCATTTTGTAAACCTATAATTGTGCTTATAATTGTATACAACCAAATTATCTCCATTATTTTTTCTCCCTTAAATAAATTAAATAGTCTTCACCTATCGGATAATTATACCTATAATTACTGGATAGTATATGTAAAGTGTCTCTGGCTCTCGTGGCTCCTGTGTAATAAACTCTTTTCTCATCACTCTTGTCTTTGGCATCTTTTTTATTTATGTAAGATGCAGGCCAATTTGTTTTACTATACAAAACTACATTATTAGCTTCACCACCTTTTACACTATGTATTGTATCTATAATTATTTGTGGGTCATCATCTAAAGTTTTCTGACCATATCTTTGTAGTAAACGTAAAAAATATTCTGTTTGACTTGGTGTAAAGTTTCTTTGCAATATCTCCCACCAAGCTTTTGTTGATGCCTCTTCACTTAAATTTAAACCACACCAATCACACAAACCATCAAAGTCATATGTTTGTGTTTCAGGCAACTCAATCCAAAAACCCATTCGTCTATAACTATGATCTTTAATTTCTCTTATAAACTTCATCATGTTTTCTGCTTCTTGTTTGGATATATCTTTACCTTTTGCTATACGAGTCCAAGCTTTGATAGCTCTCCATTGTTTTACATCAAAAGATTTATTACCTCTGTTATCAGCAAAATATAATCCAGCTTCTTTTGCACTTAGTCGTAACTCATTAACTGTGGTATTTACACGACCTAGTATGTACCAAGTACCTGGTAATTCACCTACTGGTATTTCTGCAAAGTTAAGATAGCGTTTTACATACCCATCTTTTTGTAAATGTTCATAATCTTTTTCTATACTATCTAATATACCTCTTCGTATAACTTGACTAAAATGATGTATAGCTTCTCCAAATCTTCTTGTTTGTCTCAAGATTACTTTTCTGCCAGGAAAATAAGTTGTAAAATATTTAGGATCGCTACCATTAAATTTATATATACCTTGGTCATCATCACCAGCTAGATAAATTCTTTTTGCACTTTGAGCTAGTTTATATAACACACTCCATTGTAATGGTGTAAAGTCCTGTGCTTCATCTAATATCAAAACCTCGAGCTGCGGAAAGTCTACCTCATCAATTGTGCGTTCAATCATATCTGTAAAATCTATAAAAGAATCTTTTTTGTAATGATTGTAGGTATCTATTTTACGTAAATACACATCTAAACTATCCATTTTGTTTTGTTCTTTTTTGTATATTTTTATAGGGTCATCCATCATGTTTCGTGACTTGTCATACACACCTAATGACCAATCTTTATATGTAAAATTATCATCAGATAATCTTTTGTCGGATGTTTTTATTATTTTTGCTTGAAGTGCATAATCTAACATACAAGCTTTAGGATCAAATACTTCTTCTTCAAAATATCTTCTACAAAATTTATGTAATGTTTTAAATCTTGCAAAGTCATCTGTGTCATATTGTGGAAATGCTTTTAATGCTCTTTCTATTGCAGTGTTTACTGCTTTGTTTGTAAAAGATATAAAAGCAATATCAATAGGTTTAACACCTCTTTTAAGGTGTCCCTTTAAAACTCTTTCCACTAAAGTATGCGTCTTTCCTGTTCCAGGAGGTCCAAATATTTTAATGGTCTTTTGATACAGAGCTTTGTGTTTTTGCAGCTCTGAACTTTTCGTGGTATTCATCATCCATCTCACTTACATCATCTTTTGGTTTTTTCTTTACTGTTTTATGTTTTACAAACTCAGGCATTTCTACAGTCCATATATTTTTCTCACCTTCATGATAATCTATTTTTTTACAATTTAACATTCGTAATGCAATCATAGGATTGGCAAAACTTTTAGTGCCACTCTTTTGTAAGAAACTAGCTAGGGTGATTTTTTTGAAGTAACATATATTTGTGTTACTATCTAATACTACATAACCATCTTTTAATTTTTCAAATCTATCTTGTTCTATATGACTTTCAAAAAACTTCTTTAATATTTCATATCGTTCTTCTTCTACACTATCTGCATATCTATGATCTTGACTCTCTACAGATTTTTCTACAATTGCTTTCATTAACATCTCAAACTGACTTGGTCCTTTTCTTGGTTTCGGTAATGTAAGCCAGTATACTCTGTATCTTAATAATTTTACTCTCCAACTTTTTTCATCTTTCATATCATCTGGTGTGACTGTTATATGTTGACCCTCGTAATCAAACTCAAACCATACACTTTTTGTATCTTGTACATACGTAATGTTTGTAAACTTATCTATAATACCAGGTGTCTCTTCACCCCTTCCTAACTTTCTACTTTTACATAATTCATAATTACATATCGGTGTATACTCATTGTGCTTTGGCGGACATTGATAACCATAACCTTCTTTGTGTATACCCTTAGTCATTTGAGATACTTCTGTAGGTGGTAATGGTTTGGTAAATATTTTATTATTTCTTTCTTGCATAATTTTATCAAGATCAACATAGTTTATACCAACTCTTTTTTTCATCTCTAAAACTGCAACATTGTATAAAAACTGATGTCTCATTTTACCTGCCCAACCATCTTGTACTAATTTTTGTACGCAAGGTGGATAATGTTTCCAATCTCTTTCAACATCATTATCTTGTAATTTAAAATTTAAAAAATCTTTTGGAGTAATTGCTTTTGACTTTACTATCTCTAAAAACTGTCCTACTAAAACTGGTGTGCCTTGATTGTTGTATGCAAACTCCATCGTGCTATTCATATTAAAGTAAGGCATATTGATTGTTTTATTACATGGAAATACTTCATTACTTAAAAAGTACATCTCATTAAATTCTTGTAGTTTCTGTCTTAACTTATCTGCTTTAATAAAACCTTTTAAAAAAACAAAAAAGTGTAAGCCACCTGATTTTGATAATACAGGTATAAATGGTAAATTAAATTTTTGTATAACTTGTATATATTTTTGTGCTGAATAATTTTCATAATCATTAGGGTCTAAATCGATACAACCCCAAGAGCATTCGTCTTCTATTTCTGGTTTAAGACCAATACCATACTTTCCATCTAAATGGTCTTTCCATATATTTGGTGTAATTGGTTCGTGAATCGTGACATATTTAGCTTGTTTCTTGCCATTTGTATCACTCTCTCCCGTAAGAGAGAGCTTTACAAACGACTTCTCACCTGTCACAAAAAGCTTGTACAGTTCTTTGTGCATTACTAGAACGGAACTTTATCGGTGCTTTTCTTTGATTCCTCTTGCTCACCTTCTGGCTGAAAGTACATATTAAAGTCTTTCGCAAAATGAGCAAATTCTTTTGATTGTGTTAAAGTATGAATATTTTTTGTATCGTCTAAATAATCATCAAACTTTATTTGCCAACCAAAATATTTGTATTTACCAGACTCTTGTCTTGTAACACTCATACGATAAATACATTTATATAAGGGTGGTGTTTGAGGTTTACCATCAACAATAAGACTGTTGCTTTTTAACTTCTGCAACCACTCATTACTTTTTTTCTTCTGTGTTGATTTCATAGTAACCATACCTTGATCGATAACATTTCTATCTTTATCCAAAATTAAGATAAACCAATTACCTGTATCTTCAACATAGTTACCATTAGGTAAAACATCTTTATTACCATTTCTAGTAAGTCCTAATGGTTTTTCTTTATGAACTGCGACAGGTCTATTATTACCTTCATCCATTTCTTTCCACTCATTAAAACTTCTTTTATACATACAAGGCACGGCAAGAAAACCTTGCTTACCATCATATGCTTTTTCACTTGTTTGATTAAAAACACAACCTTCAGCAACATCTGTTCCTGATACTGTTTTATCAATACCATCAGGCATATTACTTGAGTATAATATTTTTATCAAAGGGAGTTTAAATTCATCTTGTGCTGCATCCTCTAAACCCAATCCTGCATCTTCAGTCCAATCAACTTTTGCTGGAACTTTATCTTCTTTTACCGCTACTTTATTCATCGTTGTTTCCTTTCTCAATTTTGGTTTCGGTTTTCATAAATACTTTAAATAAATCATCGTCAAACTCTAATCCTTTTTCTTTCACTGCATTAATATGTGATTTCAAAGAATTAGCATTTACTGATTCGTTTAAAGTTGGAGCATATCCTTTTTTTTCTAAATCAGCTTTTAAATCTTTAGCTTCATTATCTTGAGTTTTTGAAAAAGAAATGGATAACTCATTCTTAACGAGAGCACTATTGGCATCTTTACTTAAATAATCTAAACATTTTTGTCTTCTCTCAGCAAGTTCTTCACTTTTAAGACAAGCTTTGACTGTCGGTATATAGCCAGTATAAAAACTTTTAATTTTTACCTTGTCTCCTTTATCAGTAACAAACTCTTTCATACCAATATCTTTCATCTTGGTAGGAATATCTACTTCTGATAATTGTCTTTGTTGTTGCTTTAATGTGTCTAGAGCTGACACTAAATCTTCAATAGCCTTTTCATTTTTAAGCATATTGTCAATTAATTCAGTCAGTGTTTTAAGGTCATCTTCACCAAAGTTCATCTCTATTTTTACTTCTTCTTGATTCATGTTTTCCTCCGTTAAAACATAACATTAGAATTTTATACTTGTAATGTCAACAAAAAAATCCTATAAATATAGTATGACACATATATATAAACGTGAACCCCTTGCTCATCAAAGAGAAGCTTTAAATATGAGTTGGGATAAAAAATACTTTTTATACCTTATGGGTATGGGTACAGGTAAAACTAAAGTAGCAATTGACAACGCAGTCTTCTTATTTAACCAAAAAGAAATTAATACTGTTTTTATTATTGCACCAAATAGTGTGACGCATAATTGGTTAAAAGAAATAGATACTGATAGTTCAGCAAAAGGTTTTAAATATTTATTTCGTAGAGATTCTTTTGACTATCATTTAAAAGATAATATAAATTGGTACATCATGAATGTGGAGGCACTATCCCATGCAAGTGGAGTAAAAGTTGCTAAAAAATTAATAGATAAATATGCAGACTCTATGTATATGATTATTGACGAATCAACGACTATAAAAAACCATAGAGCAAAAAGAACAAAAAATATTATTAAGCTTACAAAAAAAGTAAAATATAAAAGAGTTATGACTGGCTCACCTACAACAAAAAGTCCTTTAGATTTATATAGTCAATGTGAATTTTTAGATCCAACTATATTAGGTTTTAGTTCTTATTATTCTTTTAGAGCTAGGTATGCTTTGATGAGGCCATTGACAAGAGATGGTTTTAGACAACAAATGATTCCTTATGATTATCAAAACTTGTCAGAACTTTTTGGTAAGATAAAACCTTTTTCATTTAGAAAAGTTAAAGAGGATTGTTTGGACTTGCCTCCGAAGATTTATATGAAAAGAGAATTGACCATGTCAACAGAACAATTAGAAATTTATAATCAATTAAAAAAATATGCTAGAGCAGTTTTATTAGATAAAGAAATTAGTTATACAAATAAACTTACTGAATTGTTAAGACTGCATCAAGTCACTTGTGGATTCTTTTCTCCTAACCAAGGAGAGATACAAACTTTAAACAATCCTAAAATGAAAGAGCTTTGTAATATTATAGATGAGACTTCTGGTAAAATGATTATATGGGCAAACTATATACACAATATTCAAGAGATATTAAAAGTATTAAAAAAACAATATCCTTATGATAGAGCTGTAAGTATTTATGGTGCTGTATCTGTAGCAGATAGAGATAAAGCTGTAGAGAATTTTCAAAATGATAAGTATACAAAATTTATGGTAGGTAATCCTGCAACTGGTGGATTAGGTTTAAATCTTACAGCAGCAAATACAGTTGTGTATTTTTCAAATAGTTATGACCTTACACTAAGAGAACAATCAGAAGATAGAGCTCATAGAAAAGGACAAACAAAAAGTGTAACGTATATTGATTTAGTTATGAAAGGTACGATTGATGAGTTTATTATTTTAGCCTTAAATAAAAAGAAAAAAATGTCTGCTCAAACTTTGGGAGAAGATGTACTTAACTTTTTGTAATAGTCATAAGCTTTCTCCATCCATTTATTTTCATACTCTAACAATTTATTATAGTCCATTTTAAATTCCTGGTACTCATAATTTTTAGTACACACAGCAATAAGACCTTGTTCTATTTCACCATAGTATGCTTTATGTGCTAATGAGTATGCTGCAATCTGATAGTAGTAATCTTCTATCCATTCTTCTTTCTTTAAACGATTAGATTGTTTGAAATCTATAATAGTAGGTTTGTCATCATACAAACCAACAACATCTGTTTGACCAGCCCAAGCCATTTTTTTTGGATTAGGATATAAGGATGGACAAAAGTCATCATATTTTAAATGCACTTCACTACCCCATACTTCTTTTAATTTACCAAAGTTTTCTACTATGGTATGAGCCATCATTCTTGATTGATTGCCTTGAGCAGTTACATTGAAGTAAGGTTTTGCTTGACAATACTTTTCTAAAACTAAGTGCATTTCTGTTCCTCGTCTGGCTGCATCTATCGTGATTCGTGTAGCTTGTTCTTGTCCTACTCGTTTTCTCCAACTACATAATGCTTTTCTTTTTTCTTCACTTTGTGTTGCTGATAATATAGTTGTGACTGATGGA